GGGGCTTCGTCACCGTCCCCGTAGTTCGCGTAGCCGAGATGCCGAGCGACTTCGATCACCAAGTCCCGGAATGTCAAGGTACTGGTCGGTTCGCTCATGGAATGAAAAGCCCCGCCCGAGGGCGGGGCCCCCTTTTTGGCTCACTCGTCCTCGAAGGCGTAGCGGACCCAGCCGATGGCGGCCGACTCCGCCGCCGCAGCGCCGGTCTTGATGCCGATGATGGCCCCCAGGTTAACGCCGGTCGGGAACGTGGAATCCACGTCCTGCGTAGCGACCGCGTAGCCGTCCACGAACCACGTCATGGTCCGGTAGCCGTCGTACCGCAGGCCGAGCTTGCGGGGCGTGTCGTCCACGAGACTCGCCCGCTCGCCCGCCGGAAGGCGGGTCGAATTGGTCACGTCCGCCGCAACTTCGGCCACCGTGCCGTTGTCGAGACGGTAGATCGCGTCGACCGCGTCATCGTCGCCGTTGTCGATCACGAAGCCGACCAGCGATTCCTCCGCGACGCCCGCCGCCCCGACATCGTTCGCGAGAATGTCCCGGTTCAGAGCCGCCGCCTCCGCCAAGCCTACGAAGACGCCCTGATCGGCGTCCACGTCACCAAGCTGAAGGTACGCCTCGAACCAGACTTTCTTCCCCGAACCGCGAACGATCTCGCAGAACACATCGGAGAAGATCGCAGCCGCGTCGTTGTCGTCCGCGTCCGTCTCGATGTCAAGCCAGCCGCCACGTTCTGTCGTGCTGTTGCCCAGCACCGTGTCCGTATCCGCGTCCATGGCGAGGGCATCGCCCCACGCGACCATGTCCACGTCCAGATCCGTCGCCAACGTGCCGGTCGGCCCGCCGAGAAAGTCGACGTGACGGTAGACACCGGTGCCAAGCTCGTTGAGAAGCGATTGCGGGCAGTCGCCCCAAATCGAACCCGAAGGCCGATTCAGAGGCTCCGACCCGGAAAATCCGACGATGGATTCAGGCATTGTTGAGACTCCCTATCAAAAACGGCTTACGCCGCCGCCGGAATCGGCTTGTGGATCACGAACCCGGCCCTGCGCCGGTTGATGCACAGGTTATTGTGCGAGCCGTCAAGGAACACCGTGAACGTAGTGTGCTGGCCACGGTCTGTCTGCGGCTCCGATTCCTCCATCCAGTAGCCGTCCTGCACAACGGCCTGAAGGTAGGACCAGTCCACGCAGTACAGCGCCTCCGGCGAAAACTCGTTGCCGTCGCCGTCAAGGACCGTCTGCGTGTCAAGCTGCGGAACGTAGCACAGCGGGATGCGGTTGATGTACACCGCGCCGTCGTAGTTGTGAAGGACCTTGCCCATCAGATCGTCGGGCGTGTTGTTGTCGTCCCGCCGATCCGCCAGATCTTCCAGTTCGTTGACGAGCACGTCGCCGGCGTACATCTCGATCGGCGTGCCGGGCCCGTCCTGCCCCGGATTCTGAACGAACGGCGGCGGACGGAATCGAGTCCGACGAATCGCCTGCCGAATAGTGCGGAGCATCGCGTTGTCGACGTTCGTACGCGTAGCGGCGTAGTTTCGCCACTTATCCTCCGCCCCCGCATCGATGCCCGCGCAAATGGTGCCGGTGGTGCCGCCACTGTAGCGGATGGTGCGGCCCGAGAATCCAGCCTCCGTCTCCCCGTCGTTCAGGAAGTTGATGTAGTACGGAATCCCGTACGGGTACAGGCTGTCCGTTGCCGACTCCGGCGCCGACCACCCGCGTTCCTCGATCAGTTCGGCCAGGTCCCACATCCGCTCAGTGCGGCGAGACTCCAGCAGGTTGATGAAGCCCTTCTCACTGTTCCGATTCCGCATGATTTCGAGCACGTCCCACGAATAGTCGGTGCCGATCTGCGCCCACGGAACATCGATGGTCTTCATGTTCTGGTCGACCGTCGGGGAGTCGGTGTCGAACAGTCGACGATACCGAGCCCGCCCGTTGCGGTCGAGGATGACGTTACGCTGAATCGAAGTACCGCCGTCAATCTGGCGGCGATGCTCTTGAAGAATCCGACAAATCTTGTAGTTCTGAGAATCCCACATGACCTCAAACTGACCCTTGGGCAGATCCTCAAGAGTCGTGGCCAGCAGGTCCACCAGTTGCGACGCCGTGACCTTCATGGCTATCTCCTGTTAGTTACCGAATACCCGGGCGAGCCGGGCTTTCGTACGCGCTTCTAGCTCTTCCTTCGACGCCGGCCTACCCGATTCACCGCCTTCGGCAAGCGAAGCCGACTTGCGGCGAACCGGCTTGACCGTAACGCCCCGCCCCCGCTTCTTGATTTCCGACCGAATGCTGTCGAGCAGGGCGTCTCGGCGCACCGGCCCGGCGTGCAGGTCATACGCGGCCTGCAACGCTTCCTGAGTCGACATCTGCCGGCCCTGCAATCTCGCCCCCGCCGACAACGCATCGGCGGTTTCGAGCACTTGGTTGCGGGCCTGCACCTGTTCCTGCGACAACTGCCGCAAGTCGTTCCCGCCGAACCGGTCAACTTCCCCCGTCTGCTCGAAGAACGTGTTGATCTGAGACACAAGGTTCTGCTGCTCTTGCTGCTTCGCCTGCTCTCGAACCTGTTGGACTTCGGGAAGCACCTTGTTGATCGCTTGAATGGCCCGGTTCACCGGACCCACGATCTTCTTCGCGTCCTCCCCGAATTCCTCGATCAACTCGTCCTCATTGATAAGGGCAAGCTGACTCTCGGACGCCGCCGGGACCTCCGGCGCTGGTGCAGACGGCGCGGACGCCTCGGCCAGGCCCGCCGCTGGATTCATCCGGTGGGACCGGCCCATCGCCGCCCACTCGGCCAGTTCCTGACTTCGGGCGGCGTGGATATCCTCCGCCGCTCTCAGGAACTCCTCGGCCCGAGTCTCAAGCGCATGGCTGATGTCCTCGTCGGTCCAGCCCTTGGCCTGCAGGCTCCGCCGGTGCGAATCGGGAAGGGTAGGCGGGTCCGTAGACTCGGCTGCTTCCTCGTCGCCCGTAGCGTCCTGTTCGGTATCGCCGCCCCCCGCGCCGTCTTCCGGGGCGGCAACCTTGTTTTCGTCCTCGACCACGATTTCCGACTCGCCGGTCTCGCCGGTCTCGCCGGTCTCGCCGGCCGGGGCTTCCGCCGGCCCGTCGCCGAACACCTTGTTCAACCGTTCCGCCGTCCGCGCCAGCACTTCGCTGTCATTCACAACGGATTCGCGGGCCGGCCCGCCCTGCGGGGTCTCGGTTGTCGCAACCTCCGGGGTCTCGGTTGTCGCAGCCTCCAACGTCATGAGTCAATCCTTCCTAAGTATGGTATCAATTCCGTTCCGTGAATCCAGTGGCACGGAGCACAGCCTTTTTTTGTTTGCGGGACGCCGCGATCGGAACCCCGTACATGGGGTCGTCCCTGTCCGCGCTGATGCGGACATCCGGGCACCGCCGCTGCACCTCGCGAATCTCGTCATCCGTGCTTAGCGCCACGGAGAACATCTCGATTGGCTTGTGGAACTCTTTCATATCCGTGTGCGGCACGCTTATCACGCGACGGTACTCCGGCTCTCCGCACGCGGGGCAGATCGTCAAACGGTCGTCGTGGATGCTCTGGTACTCGTCGGACTGGTGCCGGCACGCCCGGCACACGTACTCGTAGAGGGGCATTTAGGGGCCTCCTGTTCGCATAGCTGACTGAGCGTCATTCGCGCCCTGCTGGGCTTGTTGGCGTTCCTGGGCCTGTACTCCGGGGGCGCTGCCGACCTGCCCCGGCTGACCGTTCTGGAGGATCGCGGCGAGGCCGGGGGCCGGAGCCAAAACCGGGGCCGGACTAGCCCCCGCGTTCGGGGCCAACGATCCTTGCGAGTTTTGGGCCTGCGGCCCCATCATCATACGCATCATCATGGACTGCTGGAACCGGGGGTCGTAGAACACTTGGTCCAGCCAGTCAATGCCCACGTCCCGGGCCATGCGGACCAAGTACGCCTGAACGTCAAACGGAATGCCAAGCATCATGCTCGACTGTGCCACGCTGACCGCCGCCGGCATGATCTTGACCGCAAATTCCATCGCCTCTTGATACCGGGTCCGGCTGTCCTTCCGGCCCATCGACTCGGGCTCGATGCTGAACGTGAAGTCGAGGAAATCCCCCGACCGAACCTCCGGCGTCAGCAGTACTTGGACCTCCTGTACGCTGGGCGGGCGAACCATCTCCAGGTTCCCGGCGGGGTCGGGGGCAAACTCAGCCGGTACCTCGATACGCTTGGTCAACGGCTGCCGGATCAGGGGGTCTACGTGGAAGTACCACGCGCGAGCCCGGCCCTCTCGCGCCGCCGCCTTATAGACGGCGTTCTTCATGTCCTCCAACCCGATGTTCGCGTTACCTTGAAGGATCCGAGCCTCGGTCGCCGAGTCCGCGTCAAACGTTTCGCCGGCCAGGCCCTGCGGGTTCGCGGCCATCATGTTGAACCAATTGTGCATCTGCGATAGATACACTTCGTTCTTCGAGTTCTGGCCCCCAAGCTCCAACGGCACAAAGTCGCTCGGATCGTTAACCCCGATAGCGTCGCCGTCCATGGCGTTGCGGATTTCCTCCGCGTCGTCGGCGGAGTTCGCCCGGTACGTGAACAAACTCTTTTGCCGCATGGCCTGATCGGTGATCTTCTTGGCCATCTGGTTCGCCAGCGTGTGCAGGTCGTACCACATGCCGACCATGGATGTCGGCAGCGGGTTCCCCGGAACCGGCGGAGAGAACGACAGCAGCGTATAAGGGCCCGTATCTGGCCCGTAGTAGTCGTCTACGCGGAGATAGTCATCAAAAGTGACATCCTTGTGCCCGGGCACCGTAACGACGATATTCGCCTCCGGGATCCAGATTTCGGCGATTTCGACCTCGTCGAGCAGCCGTTCCTTCGACTGGATGTTCTGCTTGCTGAGCTTGTGCGCCTGCGGGTCGTTCTTCAGCCCGTCAAGCGACGGCAAGCGATCCACCAACTCGGAGTTGTAGAGCCCGGAGTCAAGCAGCATGCTCCGGGAAACCACAATCTTGTCGCCCATGAACGCCGCGTCCTCGAACATGAAGTCGTTCGAGTCCGGATCAACGATGAAGTTGTCGAAGTCCACCGCGTCGGTATAGACCGTGCCGACCGGCACCTGATCGTACTCGTCCAGTGCGTACACCGATCCCGAGTCCGCCAGCCCCGTCTTCATGATCCCCAGCATAAACAGGGCGTCGACGATGACGCGGCGATACACTTCCGCGGTATTAATTTCCCTGTCATGCTGGGCCAAAGTCATGCCGAGCAGGTCCGCGTACTCTTTCGACGCGAGGAACCGAGACTCTACCCGGTGCTTGGGGAAGGTCATCACCATGTTCGGGATCAGCACCCGAATGGCGTTGAAGACCATGTTGATGGACTCGTCGCCCACGGACCCGTGCGATGCGTCGTAGTACGGGCCGACGTACGCTCTCAGGAACATGAGGCGGGCCTTGCGGAAGTTCTCCAACCGGGCCGAGCCCCGATGCACAAGCCGCTGAAGCTTGGACGGGCCGAGTTCGACAGGCATTACGCCCTCCTGAAGTCAAAGGTTTGCTTGGGGCCTCGGCGCTTCTCATCCTTGCGGCGTTTCCACTGCTTCATTCTGCCGCCGATCGACAGGGCGGGAGCCTCGGGCTTGTCCTCGACCTTTTCGAGCTTCGACCCGCCGAACCCGACGATCAGCAGCATATCCGCGATAACGCGGTCACCGTGCGTCGCGCGGGCGTTGGAGGACTCCTCGATCAAGCTCGCGGGACCGATCCCGCCTGTGTCATAGTATACATAAGTCAACGCCTCGTCCAACGCCGCTTCGGAAGGGTTGATGTACGAGTTTCGAGC